CTCAGCGTTGCTCGATACGCGGAGGTGCTTCTTGAGAAGTGCTAGAGTTACAAAGGCCATGGTTAGCTAATTTCTTTGGCTAAGTTCTTTCGGATGTAAATTGCCGCAACGTTAGCAGGTAGAACCGCCAAGTCCCCACTATTTAAGGCAACCCCAGCAAAGCCTAAAGACCATTTCATCTCTACCTTAACCGTCCCACCGTCTACCATTTTTACCCCATCGACAAGGTCAAAACATCTCCCAGGAGATGAGACATAAGGCAAAGTGCCCGCATTCTTGGCTTTGCGCTTCGCTCGCTTCTTCTTCTTCGGAGGTTCCTCATCAAGGGTTTCCTCTAACAAAGCGTCGTTTCTTTCTAGTTCGTCTTCCATGGTCTCTGGGGGAATGTGGGACCGCTGACACTATGCCAGCGGTCCCTTGTGATCTTGTTAAGCTGCGATGATCAGCTTGCCAAACGCGCTTGGGAGCTCGTTGACAAGGTCATGGCGCATCTGTCCACGATAGCCAACGAAGCCGTTAGCAGCGTAGAGCTCACGCAACTGACGCACCGACAGATCACGCCGGACGTAGTTGGTGCAGTACTTGTTCCAATCGCCGAAGGCTGCGACCTCATTAGCAACTGTTAGATTGTCCTCTACTTGATCTGAGAGGATGATCTCATGGCCCCAAATCGTCCCAGGAGCCCCTTCTCTAACAGAGGGAGACCAGAGGAATCGACCATCGGAATCCTTGAGCTTCATGACCAAGGTTTCCGTTGATGGGTTCATCAAGAACTTGCCGCCTGCACGCCCACTCGCAGGAACAAGCGCACGTAGATCAGCCAAGTCTTCGAAGGACACCGCTAATGTTACAGCGGTGTTAACCGTGTTTGTGATACCCGCCAGGAGGCTTGTAGGCCCTTTAGCGTCTGTCCCTAACACCGCAGCAATTTCAGCAGCGTTAGCAAACGCTTGACCAAGCTTAGTGGCTAGGTAGTTCGGGAGATTGATCTCACTATCATCAAGAAGCTCTTCGTGGACTTTGACCAGTTTGCCAAGGTTGAAGATGTCGATATTAGCGTTAGCAATGGTGCCATCGCTTTCTGCGTAGGCATCGCCTGGATCTCGGTAACCAGCGGTGCCGATGGTAGCTTCAACAACGTATTTGCGTTGTCCGCCTAACGTCTGTCGACCGATCTCACTGATGAGCCCATTCGTAGAATATAGGAGCTCCACGACTTTGTTCATGAAGTCGCGGTGCACCACTGGTGCGCCTGTGTTAGCGTCTGAGTATCCCCAAGCACGGAATTCATCGGGAATGCTGCGCTTTACTTCCTCTGCTTCCGAAGAAGACTTGGAGCGCAGGTAGTCGCTAAACACTTTCGCATAGTCATCACTAGCAAAGTAAACACTTGCCCTTTGCTGCTCTGTTGAGTCGTCCCTAATCTCAGGAACGTCTGCACTGCGAACGTCTTCTGTTAGGCTAGGTGCGCCTTTAGTGGCGTCTTCGGTTGCTTCGAATGCTGCAATCTTCGCATCTTCGGCTCTGAGGACTGAGCGGAGATAATCCAAATCTGTCTGAATCTTCTCGAGCTTCGTTTCTTCGTCAGCAGTGTTACTGCGTTTCTCGGTCACTGCGAGTTGGAGCACGTCGGCCTTCACCTTCGATACTTCTGCCACTCTGTTCGCCGCCTCGTTACGAGAGCGGATCATGTCGTTCTTATCCATTTGTAATTGTTTTAGATGTTACGTTAGTTCCTGCGTTGTTGAGCTTCGGCTCAGTTAAATTATTCCAATTACTGCCAATAGCAGAAGGGACCTAGCACTACTTTCGCAAGGATTGCACTGCCGATGTCGTTAGGATGACTGCCATCGTTAGTCATGGTTGGGCCTGTCTTCGAGCTTGCGGTAGTTGCGGTGGTAATGTCGCCGTAGATAGCTCGTCCCGCATCAACCCACCTCCTAACGGAATTCACAAACACGGCTTCCGGGTGGTTGTCCATGACCCACGCTTGAGCCCAATCAAAGCGGTCTAGCGCGTTGTTTACGACTCCATCGGAATTGTCCGCAAAAACGAACTCACCGTCAGGGTCTAACCCATTGAAGTTGACTGCAATGCTAGGGGTCCACATCCCAATTTCCGGGACCGTGTAACCCAGATCAGCAGCACGACGATTTAAACTCAGCTCGTAATCCTGGCGGAACACATAGTCGTTTACCAAACGCTCCCAGCGATCGTGAGTTGGGTAGGCCGTCGCACCAGAGGCTCCATCGTTGTGGATAGGGATCTCCATGTAGATCAGATCCGGCTCAAAACCGTGGACCTCGTTGTCTGCAAATCTTGGAAGGCCATTTGAAGTCTCAGCTTGGGTGTTGTGGCTTCCGCGCGCTGCATTGATGTAAGTAATCATTGCAGGACGACGGCTCCACTCATGTCCCCAATAAAGCAGCCTGCCAGCTCCATTGGCGGTAAAGGTGACGGTTTTCGCTATGGCTCGTGTGTCAGCGCCAGTAAATTTAGTGCGGAATTTTAGGCGCTTTTGATAGGTCGTGTTTCCTTTGGTAGCAATATTTCGGACAACTATGGTGCCGAGATCGGGCTTCGGCACCGGGACATCGCGTGCGACTGGGGCGGCCTCTCTTTGACTGAAGCTGAATCCATTAGCTTCAACCCAAGTTTCTGTCGCCTCGTCATAGACTTGCATGCGCCCACTACCCCCGCTGATTGAAACTAGGACGTCTTCTGAGGCGGTAACGTCTGTCCGATATATCAATCGCCAAGCATAGGCACCTGCGGGCACTTCCAACGTGAACGACGCACCAACGCTGTCGCTAATACGGGTGAGTCCCTCGCGATAAAGGCCATCGTCCCATTCGGCGGCGTCGTGATCAGTAACCCAGGAACCAGCCAGTTCAGTTCCTGCACCGGGCTCGTCGTACCTCGCGTAGTGTTGACCATCCCATTTCAGCCGGTCCCATATGTGGCTCGCCAAGTTGTAGCTATGCATCAGAGGCGGCCTTGTGCTGGCGTCTGGGTGTCCGCTGTGGTGCTCCGTTGACCGAGATGTGAGGCTGGTCCCCGTCGACACAACTACAACGTCCTCCTGTTTCTTGAGGAACTTCGTCCGGAATAGCGGCCACTTGTCCCGGTTGCTAGGGCTAGGCTCCCCTTCTACGTATTTATACCAAGTCTCGTCATTGATTACGGCATTGGTAGGGGTTCCCGAGCTCCCTCCGGCTTGTAGCGCCGCGGCTGGAATATTCGCTTCAGCAACTACTAGTCTCTCGGAGTAGTCTTCGTAGGACGTAGGTAGCGCTGCTAGTTCGATCTGCGCAGGCCCATCCAAAACTGTCCCACTAGGAAGTTGGCCCTCTTTCCATAGAGAGATGACCGCGTGGGATATTGACTGCCCAGTAGGGACCGTAAACGTCTGACCACCTACGACACTATTCCAAGAAATGTTCGAGATCGAGGTGACCCCGACAAAGGATTCGCTTCCGTAGTAGCCTCCTTGGGGTGTCGAATCGATACCATAAACTCCTGCACCAGATACTGAGTAAGTCTCTCCTTCTAACACATCGATAACGATTGCGGCAATTCCTAGGGTGTCGGGTATGCCTAAAAAGCTCCCAGTGCTATACCGATTCACAAAGTCTACCTCTGAGGTGTCTAGCAAGTTCTTACCCACCTCAATCGCCATCCTCGGAATGGTCGCTTCTTCTGCTGCTAGGTCGATAGCTGGTTGGAGATCTGCGTTAATGCTAGAAAGAGCTATCCCTAATTGAAACGACTCATATGCCGTGGCAGCGGCCCCCTCCTCAACTTGCACGGTTCCATCGTACGTAGCATCGCTTGACCCTGCATTTGTTAGATTAACCCACAAGTGGGTGTGACCTGCGGGGATTGTAAAAGTGGGGGAACCTACGCTACCTACGCTCGTGTAAGTCTCCCCAGTGTCATTAGGCCCCGTGGATGCTATAAAGATCATCCCTGGCGCTGTCCCACTAACCGTGTAGGCCACACCCTCTGAGACCGGTATCCACCCAACCGACCTATAGCTTCCGGAGGCGATGACAGCTCCCGATCCAGGTGAGTAGTATTTCCCCGCTTGAATATATGCAGGATTTACCAGGTTCTTGTTAGGTACATACTGCACTAGGTAGTTCTGTAAGTTTGGATCCGCTACCAAAGCTGCGGCTAGGTCGTCTAAAGCCTGCAAGTTGGCGGGACTCGTCGCCAAGTAGTCTGCAAAAGCTTGGTCCAAGTTCACGGTGTCGGCTTTGCCGTCTAGGGATAATTGCAGGCCGTCAACCGTGCTGATTGCTTGTGTCCCTGTGTGACTAGCACGGGCACGATTCGCGGCGTCACGAGCGTCTAGGTCTGCTGACACCTCCCTTTCCAGAATCAATTGATTCATCGCGGCTATAGTCTCCACTAACTGATCAACCGTGCTTATTGCTTGGGTCCCTGTGTGATTGGCGCGGGCACGATTCGCGGCGTCACGAGCGTCTAGGTCTGCGGGGATCGCGTCAATTGATGTTTTGATGCCCCCCAACTCGTTGCCAAGGCCCGCACGGAAATTTTTTCCATCTGCGCCTAGCACTATAATCTCGTCCCCAGCTTCGATTGCTTTCTGGGCTAGTTCACTGGTTTTCTTGCCTTTGGTTTGAGCAAAGGATACCGCAAGCATAGCGAACATCGTTAGTGTAATAATCTTTTTCATGAGTGATTTGCGGCTAAGAGCGCGGTGTCCCCGTCAGGACTCCCTTCGCCGGGCACCGCTTGAGTTGGTTGCGTGGCAGAGCATACGAGCTTGACCATTCCATAAGACCCTTGGACTCTGACGATAGCGTCAATCTGATAATCAGCGTAGTAGACTCTAAGCATGTCCTTAGCTCGTAGATGGCGACAGTCGATCTCTAGAGCGGTAAAGTCCGTGGAAAAGCTTGGTTGGTCTCTATCAGATACACGGGAACTTCCTGCGCTTACGTCCTCGGCAACCCAGATAGATGCGAGCGATGTCCACTCACTAGATGGCTGGCCGTATGAGTCGACATCATCCCCCTGACGCAGGATTTCGGCCTCAATGTCTCTGCGTCCACTAGTCAAAACTGATCCTCGGGGTTGCGTTCAGTTTGTCTGCTTCTGCTTCTGCTTCTGCCGCTGCCGCTGCTCGCTTGGCTTCTTCAAGCTTCGCCGGCTCTTCCGTTTCCAATGTTTCCTGGGCTTCTTCTAACGAGCGCTTAACCTCTGCGCTAGTGGTAGGGTATGCTGGGAAGGTCACTACTGACACGTCCCGCAGAGACGACAAACGAAATACGTCCCTAACAAGGCCGCTTTCTTGCTCTGAAAATTTAGAGCCATCTCGAGCCTGGAACCTAAAGGAGCTCTGGTCAATATCGCCCCGACTCATCGCCGCTGCTAGTGATCTAGATTCTGGATGTGATAGGTTCAAGTCAAATGAGTATCTGAGCCCCTCGTCGTCTATGGAGAGCTCTAAGGTGTTCTCATCGCGCCCGCCTTTGTATCGTGCTAGGGGCACTCCTTCATGGTTTATCAACGCCCTAACGTCTGTGTTAGGGTCTGCTAGCACGTCGTCAAATGCTCCTGGTGAGATAACCTCGCGGTATCCCCCGAGATCATCGGAGAGTTCGTTGAATCTGGCAGCGTAGCCCCTAACCGAGACGCTGCCAGCTCCTTCGTCGATTGCGCGTAGGTCATCGTCAGAGAAGGCGTCAAATGCACCTGACAGGCTTCTTAAATCGTGGGTGTTTGTGCTCATGCTCTTGATAGGATGTCCGTAGCGTCTTCTTGTTCAATATTGCGCCCAGTGGCACGCATGCTAGCGTTTTTAACTAGAGATTCAGCCAACTCACCAGCGTCTAGACTGCCCCCAAGCCCTTGGACCGCTTGTGCAACTGGCTGGAGCCGCAAAGTTGCCGCTCGTAGATGGTCTGCTAGGAACTTTTCTACTCGGTCTCCCTCGTCTTCTTTGCCATGTGCTCTAGCAAGTGCTTTCTTTTCGCGCTCTGCTAGCGCTCTTAGTGCATCTCCAAGGATCGGCTCGAGCGCTAATAGAGCCGATCTGCTAGCCTCTGGAGCCGGTTGCGTGGGTTCCTCAGCCTGATTGGCTTCTTTGGTCGCTTCCCGCTCAGAAATCGTTGAATGATTCATTGGGAGGATGAGCTCGTCGCCCCCCTCAATCGGAGAAAGTCCCTCGCCTAGTCTCGCCTCGTTAGGTGTCATGATTCCACCTAACACAAACTTCTCAGATGCCTTCGACCTTTGCTCCGTGTCTCCTTTGAGAATCTCCCTAGCATCATGGCGGATGCAGTAGCCTGCCTTTCGTTCTGCGGATGTTAGCCAAGTGGTATTTAAGACGGATTCAATGAAATTTACCCAGGGGAGCAGGGTATCTGTGTAGAACTCCCTACTCATCTGTTCAATATTATTAAACGTCGCCCTATCAAGTGCCCCGATCTTGTGCATAGGAACCCGAAAGATCCTGGCAATCTCCTCTACGCTAAACTTCTGCGCCTCGATAAACTGAGCATCCGCTAGGCTCATCGAAATCGGGCTATATTCGGTCCCTTCTAACAGGATGGCGGTTCCTGTCCCACCTCGAGCTTGTTGCATTTGCTGCGCCCACTCGTCACGCATTTGTTTTCTGATGTCCTCGTTTCGATAGGCTCGCATGCCGACCGACAAGATCCCCGAAAGCCTCGCACCTCCCTCGAACGTCGCTACCCCGTGCTTCTGCTGCGCTTTGGCGGATGCTAGAGCATAGCTGGCAATAGGTGAGCACCCAATGACGCCGTCAAAGGTTAGGCCGAGAAAGTGACTAACGTCAGGCTTCATTGCGATTGTCGTCCCGTTGCGGTAGTCAGTCGAATATTCGTAGACCATCCGCCCATTCGGCTTTCTGTCAGGGAATACGTAGTCTGTCAGGAGAGGCTCGACTCGGTCCACTCTACCCCTATCCCAACCGTTGATAACGTATGAGTTGCCCCTGAGCACTAGTTGCGAAGTAATCGCAGTTCTAACGCTCGCCCATGACATCTCTTCGTTGGGTATATCACGAAGGAACCCGTCTAAATAGTGACCTGGTTCCCTGGTAATCGCTCCTTCGTCACGCTTGTAAACGTGCAGGGGCAATGCACTGATGCTTTCCGAGATCACCTTAACGCATGCCCAGACGGCGCTCATCCTCATTGCTGAGCTGGCGGTTGAGTCTCCTATGTTATCAAGATCAGCTTCAGGTCCGAAGATGTCGGATGTTGTGATAGAACGGTTGGCACTCTGGACATCCACCATCTGAGCGGATTCCTGGTCGAAATAATAGCGGCTCATAGGGTGGCAATTGCTAGCTTAGGACATATTGACCAACTACGCAGTGTCTTTTAAGACAAACTCATAGGACTCAGCCCCAGAAATCAATAGGTGATTCTGGGGAGTCGTTAAGTTCGCCGTCTGCTAATGCCACTCCTAGAGCCATGATCGCTGCCACAATGCCGTCGATCTTCTTGGAGGTGTCGTGGCTTTTGTCTGGCTTAATGTTGCCCGCCGGATCCGTCTTAACTATCGAGTTTCCTGCCATCCACGTAAGCACCTTATTCCCGAAATGGTTCAGCTCGCCTCCAAGCACCATTCTTTCAAAGTCTTTCGTAGGCGTAGACATCGAGACGAAGCCTTGCCCAAACGCAGCCACATCTATTCCCTCATCCTGAAGTTCTTGGATCATCGCGTGGGAGAAGGTCCTATCAAAAGCCAAGGTTCTGATGTCGTAGTCTTTGAACTCCTTCAAGATCTGTTTATTAACAAAACGATAGTCTGTCACATCACCAGGAGTCTCAATAATAAGCCCTTCGTCTTTCCACGGCTTGTAGGGGACTTGTGTCTTCCGTTCACTTTCGTTAATCGTTGCCTCTGGAGCAAAGAACCTCACTAACAGTTGCCACTTCTCGAACTCGTCTTGTGGTGGGAATAGCAACGCAAATGCGCTTAGATCTGACACTTGAGCCAAATCGAGCCCCGCGTAGCAGTAGCAGCCTAACAGGTCCTCTTCGGTTACTTCAGGCTCTAGGCATTCCTGCCATTTTAGCATGTCTAACCACCCTTCACTGACAGACACCCATACGTTTAGTCTCTTGGTTTTGAAGTCTGCTAGAAGGCGAGGTGAGGACTTGGCCCGATCATACGCTTGAGCGAAGGACTCTTCGTAAACACTTTCACCAAAGTTAGGGTTTGCCTTCTTCCATGCTACCGGATCATCTATCTCATCACCCTTGTCGATAGTGTAGACAATGCCAAAGTACGAGTCGTCGTTTGCCGCCTGCTCTAACACAGATTTCACGTGATTCTCAAGGTCTCTACATATTCCGTCAGTGTTAGCCCCCGCTGTAGTGATCTGTAAGAATAGCGGTTGTTGTCTTGCACCAAACGCGGAGTTAATAACATTGTGCAAATCTGGGCTCTTCATCGCATGAAACTCATCGAGTATTGCACACGAAGGATTTAACCCATCGAGATTGTCTGCCTCTCTACTCAGCGGCTTGAAACATGACGTCTCGTCATATTCAATGGCACTGGGTTGTTTCCGGTGAGTGAATAATTCCGTGAATGCTGGGTCGCCAGATTTCTTAATCATCTGGCTAGCATCGTTCCAAACGATCTTAGCTTGATTGATAGTGGTCGCAGCACTGTAGACTTCAGCGGCTGCCTCTCCATCCGCGAAGAGCATGTAGTTTCCAATAGCTGCGGCGAGGGTGCTCTTGCCGTTCTTGCGTGGGACTGCAATGTAAGCGTGGGAGAATCTTCGAAGACCTGTTTCCCGTTTCCATCCAAAGATACATCCAACGATGAATTTCTGCCAGGGTAGAAGTGTTAGAGGTTCGCCCGCCCATTGCCCTTTATAGTGGCGCATCGATTGAACGAAGTTGATTGCGTGGTCCGCTGCTTCCTCGTCGAAATAGATGTCGTCACGCTCAAGGTCTCGGAGGTGTCTTTCACACGCGAGCCTAACCCAATGGCAAGAAACGATCTCGCCAGACACTACTTGTGACGCGTAATCCGTGGCGGGGTGTGGCATTGCTAGACTTTCTTCCTGAAGCTGGACGGTCCTTCAAGGACTTTAGGTGGTGCCTTGGCTGGGGATGCGTCTGTCGTCTTGGGGACAAGCCCTAACGCTTGACCTGCTGCCCGAACCTCTTTATTTGCACTTGCTAGGATATTAACAGCGGGGTTAGTATATTTTCCGCCTGTCTTCTCTGAGACAATGACCACGTCGTTTCCATCAAGTTCGTCAATTGCTGCCTCTGCAAGAGCAACCGCGTTGCAATATTGGCGGATAGTTTCTTCGAGGTTCCAGCGCACCCCTAGGTCTAGGAGACGTGGGCGGGTTCGGAGGTAGACCGCTTGTGCTGCTTTTGATGCTCGATCAAGGGTGGCGGGTAAGGATTCGTCCATGAGGTAACCTAGAAGGAGGGTAGAGGGTAGCTAGGAGTGTTCCTGGCAAACTGAGCCGACTCATACGGTAGCTAGGAATATAGTCTCCATAAAAATATAGTTCCTTAGCGCTCTTTTAGTAGCCTTTCTGGGAGATTGTTAGGTGCCCCCTTACATAGACACAGACGCAACTAGCGTAAATACTAAAGTAACTAGCAGACTACCAACAACTTAGGCAATTGCTAGCCAATCACTTAATTTTGCCTCTTATAAGTAGGACCATGCGAGTGATCATAAATGCAGCGGTGCTAATGCTAGCTATTCCACCGGCAATCCACATGAAATCCTGGGGAAGGGACGCTAGAATCCAGGCGGAAGCGTTTCCGACAATCGCCACGAATTTCTCCGAAGCCGTGAAGTTTTGTTGCATTTGCACCAGCGCGTCACCTTACACTATGCTCAACCCCTTGCAAGTTGGGATTTCTACCCCCAACGTCGCTAGAGATGAAGATAGAAAACAGAAATGCCTGATTATCAGGGTATTAGGCATTCGTTGGCTGATTTCTCTTTTCTAGATCCTTGGTTTCCTTTTCTAAATTTTCCGAACTTAGAAAAGGAAACCAAGCGGGCTGGCCTCGTTTGCCTTCTGATCGTCGGTCAGGGATTTCTATCCCCATCGCTGTGTCTTCTTGGTGTGGCATGAGTTGCATAGCGACTGCAGATTGTCCCAATCATGCGTTCCCCCCATACTAAGGGGACGAATGTGATCCACAACGGTCGCTGGAGCGATCCTCGTGCATTCTAAGGCACTGTTGG